AGATGTTGGATCAACACCATTTTTGACCAATTTTTCATGCAGCCCCAGAGCAAAGCTGGTCATTTCCTCATCAACCCCAAACCACTGATTATCTTTACGCCATGCAAGCGCTTTGGGGTCTGGTTGAGGCTCTGGAGCGAGTTGTGGCTGTATGTTTACAGGATTTTGTCGCGTTTGTAAAGTTTGCGGTTTGAATGTATTAAGCCGGTCAAGCTTTAACTTTGCTGTTGTTAATGCTTCTTGAGCAGCTAAAATCTGATCGGCATCAAAAGACTCATAGGCTTCTTTATATTTTTTACGCGCTTGTTCTAATTCAAGCTCCGCCGTATTTTTAGCGGCTTTAACTAAAACATCCGTGTTCTGCCCAAGATTTTGCCGTAGCTTAGCGTTCTCATCGATAACTTGTTGAGCAAACCTTAAAGCTTCTTCCCGCTCTCGCAGCGCAGCTTCTTTAGCACGTCGTTCATCGTGGTACCCGTGGGTGATCTTTTTGATCCGCTTTTGCACGCTTTCGTCGTATTTAGCAAGATCATCGTCGGATACTTCGTTAACAGGTTCTTCTAAAGGTTTGCGCCCTTTATCTTCAGGAGGTGTGTCATCAACGACTTCAATCTCAATGTCGGTTTCTTCCTTAGCCTTTACCTCTTTTTTAGGCTCATCCTGTACTTCATCAGGAAACTTAAACTCTGCTTTATCCATGGTTCACCTCACCCTGCACGTCGAATGCCGCGTGGATCTTCAACCACCGCTTCAACGGAATCATCGTTAATCAAGCGAAACTCCCGATCATGAATCATGATGCGGGTACCTGTGTTGGCCCTAACCAAGATGAAATCGCCTTCCTTACACCACGGCCCTGTGGGGAACCGAGAAGGGTCGGCATAAGCAAGCTCACCTAACTTCACCACAAACAGCACATTGGTCAACAACTCCTCGTGCTTGATGGTGACATCTGCTTTAACAATCCCGCTGTCAAACTTTTCTTCGTAGTTAGGAATCGTGCACAGAATCTTGTAGCCTCTCGGCATCGGCAATTGTTTTGCCTTCTGTTGCACGTCCTCGATAACAGCTTGTGCTGTATCAATCATTTTCAAATTCCTCATAACGTTGCACAAGGTCTTGTACCTCCATCTTTGCGCGTCGCAGACCCTGGATTACGCCGCACAAATGCTTATATTCCGCAAAATCTTTACACCCACCATCAATCATGGAGTCACTCACTTCTCGCTCACGCTCTTTGAGCTTATTAAATAAATGGTCGAGCATCTGCCGCTCATAAGTCATCATCTACCCCGCTTCATCTGTGACTTCATCAAGTCAGCCTGTATCTTGCGTTCGTTCTGTTGGTTCTGATTCTGAAGCTTGATACCTTCTTTCTGCGCATCGACGGCTATGCGCTGCTGCTCAACTTGAAGTCTTTGCGCTGCAATCTGCGCATCAATAGCGTCTTTCTGTGCCTTGCGCTGCTGCTCCATACCCTTGATCTGCAACTCCTGCTGCTGCATCTGAACAAGTGGGTCTGCTGCCATCTGCTGTGCTTGTTGCTGTGCAGCTTGTGCTTGATGGATCTGCAACACTTGCTGGGCTGCTTCTGCTACGTACTTAGCCATAGCCAACTCTTCGGCTTCAGAGATCTTCTGCTCAGGTCCGGGTAACGGTGCGCCCACACGCTGTTCAACTTCCTGACGGTAGGCATAACCCAAGTGCTCAGCGACGTGCGCCATCATAGAAGACTGAATCTGTTGCGCCAGTGGGTTCTGCCCAATCGTCCCCATGATCTTGGGATCTTGTAAGAACGTCATATGGGTTGTGATGTGCGCTTGGTGGTCCTGATAAATAAAGGCTTTAAGCGGCGTACCCTTTAAGACATTCATGTTCTCAGTCACAGGATCTTTGGGTGTCTGATCGTCTGGCAGGGGGACAAGTTTGTCTGCGTTGGGGATACCAAGCACATCAAGCATCTGTCTATGTAGGCGAGGCAGGTCATATAACTGCGGTGCACCCTGAGCTAACTGCAATGCTGCCTGATATTGCACAACCCGCTGAGCCATTGTCGAGGCGTTGGGGTCAGACACCGGAATTACTTCAACAATGTCATAGTCCTCAGCCTTAACTTGCGGGGTGCCATCTTGCGGGACGTAGCTGTAATCGGGCGATGTGTAATCACGGATAATTTCTTTAAGGAGCTTGAACTCCTCTTTCATCGCCGCATGGATGCGAGCCTGTACAGCTCCCATCGTTTTTAACTGCCGCTCAAGCAGTGCCAGCGTCGTACCCACCGGAGCCTGACTCGACATATCGCTGATCTTCATATCAGCCATACCACTTAGACGGCGAGCTTCTTCGGTGATCTGGTTAAGTAGGGCGAGGAGAACTTGGCTGGGTTCTTTATAAGGCAGCGGCAGGATGTTGTCCCTGATCGCACCCCCCGGCACATCCACATCACGCCATTCACCCGGAGCAATCGGTGTGTCGTCACCCTTGATACGCAACCCTCTGGATTTCAACCCACCGGGAAGATTCGATAGCGAGCCTGCATCCACAAGCTGACGGATCAGCATCGTGCCTGCTGTGGCGTAGCCACCAATAATATGAATTAACCCAAAGCCATAAGCACCAAAGCCAGGGATGTATATATAGTGTACGAAGTGCTGACGAGCACGTTTCTGGGGGTCATCCTCGCGGTAGTTGCGTCGAATGGCGAGAACTTTGTTAGTGCCTTTATCAATCGTAATGACGTACGGTACCGGTAACTCTTCCTCATATCCCGGCAAGTCATACTCGATGTGCACTTCGCAGATCTGATACCGCTCATCTTTTGTCGGCTGCTGACCTTCTTTCTGCGCCTTGGCTTTCTCAATATCTGTCTGCGATGGGTCAGGCTCACCTAACTCCACGTCACGATAAAACCCACTGGCCTGTAACCGCTTGATGTCATTCTTGGTCTTACGCATCATGTGCGTCAGACGATCCGTGCGCCGAATGTTAGTCACCCCATAAGGCAGGATCACATCTTCAGCAGGTACATAGAATGAGACTTGGCGTTCTAGAGAAGGGTCGTAGTAAACCTTTTTAAATGACGAACCTGCCAGCGCCACACCCCACAACGCCCGTTCATGCTCTGAGCGATACTCAGGCATCTTGTCTGTAAGCTGGTAGTTCATATCTGACTGCACACGCTTGGCAGCTTCTTCTACCTTGGGGTTCCACGCTCCGATAATATTAGTCTTGACAGGCCCAGCCGCAGGGAAAGTCTCCATAATGGACTCGCTCTGGAAGCGAATCGCTGACTCAGTAAGTAATGTGGAGAACACACCACAGGCACCATCCCAAGGCTCAGTCACCTCGTCGTAGCGCAGCCCCAGTACATCTAACCCTTTGACGTAGGTATCAACCCAATCCTTGCGTGAGTTGATGTCAGCCTCGATCAACTCCATAATGTCCGAAGCAATCTTCTGCAACTCCGCTTCTTGCATAAACTCTGCAAGGTTGGCGTCAAACGTATCTTCTGTGGGTTCTTCAGGCGTTAGTTCAATCTCCACCCCGCCGATACCCACGCTAACGCTTTCAGGGTCTTCAATTTCAATCTCAATCGGCGCTTCTTGCTGCGCAAGCATCTCAATACCTTGAGGCATCTCGTATAGTGGTTTGCTGATTGCCATGATCTGTCCTAACTTAAATAGTAGCCGCGTTTTTGCCCACGAAACCCACGGAAGTATCGTATATCATCTGGTTCATCGCTGGGTAGTGATATAAAACCGCCTTGCCGGAAGCGCAACAGCGCCTGTGTCGCTGTATCCACGTAGTCATCATGCTCACCAACAGGAAACGCTGCAATCTCCTCGATGACTTCCCGCGCCCAGCGCGTATCAGGTGCCCAAACTTTACCGCTGGCAAACATATCAGCAACTGCATTCACGCGCACCATCTTGTCGTTACCCCTGGATGGACTAAATTCCTGAATAGGAACGCCTACCCGTCGCAACTCCTGAATAAGTGGCGCTCCTGCTGCCTTTTTCTCGATCACTACTGCGTCAGGCTCGTACTCCTTGTACATAGTCAGCGCTCGTTCCTTCAATTCAGGAAAATTCATCCTTGCTTTGAACGCATCAAGCAAAATAATATTGGGCGAACCGCCGTCCTCGTCGTTGTACCAGACCCCCCACGTCGTGCAAGCGGTGTAGTCAGAGGTTGTTTTCGTTTCGTGTGCTGTATCCCAAGACTGAATAATATATTCGCAGCGTGGTGGGTCTTCGTGCTCCCATAATTTCCACATATTGCGTTGAATAACCGCCGCAGCATCGCTCGTAGGCTGCTGCATATACTGCGCCTGCCAATATCGCGGGTCCATACCCGCACGTTTTGCTTTTAATTGGTCAAGCGGCCATTGTTCAGGCCATAATGATTTTTCATTAGCTTCATTTTCATTAAGTATGGCGGGTAATTCAACTATTTCCCACGGATCTGATTCTGGATTTTTAGTTTGATAATCAATTAATCGCCCAGTTAAATCAATTAAACTCCATCGGGTCATAATAACGATAATAGCTCCCCCCGGCATTAAGCGCTGGAGTGGGCCAGTCTGAAACCACGACCACGCCTGATCAAAAGTCAGCCGTGAATTCGCTTTTATGTCCTGTTCAGAATGAGGATCGTCAATAACAAACAGATCAGCACCACGCCCAGCCAGAGCGCCGCCAACGCCAACAGCATAATATTGACCTCCAGCTCCGGTAGACCATTTTCCGGCAGCTTTTTGGTCTTCTGCGAGGACCGTTTTTGGAAAAACTTGCGTATATTCATCGGCGTCTACCAAGTTTTTTACACGACGACCAAAATCCTCCGATAAAGACGCCGTGTGCGTCCCCATAATAATCTTTTTATCTGGGAAATTACCTAAAAACCAAGCGGGAAATAAATAACTGGAGAATTCTGATTTACCCATACGTGGGGCAATATTAATAATGACGCGTTTTTTATGTCCTGCCACCACGTCTTCAAATATTTTGGCTAATTTTCTGTGGTGTGCGCCTTCTTTAAATCCTGGATATACGTGATGCGCAAAAGATAATAATGATTTACGCGCACTTTTAATATTTTTACGGCGTTCGTGTTCATCTAATAATGTTAATACCTCCAGTTTTTCTTCCGCAGGCATTAATGGCAACGCTTTTCTAAGCGCTTCGACTTCCTGATTACTAAGATTCACTTGTTTTCTCTTGCGCTGTCACTTCAATAGCGCCCATATATTTACCAAGCTTGTCTTTTATTTTTGTTTCAATCTCTTCGTCGCTGAGTTCTGTCTTTTTAACTTCCACCCGCTCAGTAAATAGCGCCACTTCAGTGACCTTCCCCAACATTTCCAACGCTTTCAGCCGATACCTGGGGTCTGGGTGCTCCGTATCTTCCAATATCTTTGCGACCGCATACCCTCTCATTTGTCGCGCTTGTTCAACAAACGCCCAGTCGTACGCCGTCAGCATCCCTACAAGTCGTCGAACAGCAACTGGCGTTGTGTTAGCCAATAGTTGTTCTTTAACTTTTTCAGTGGGAGCCCCAGCAGCCATAGCAGTAAACGCAAGCTGTGCGTTTTTCTTGTTTGCTTTTTCTTCAACCTCCTCATCAGACGCTGCGCCAATCGACTCTAAAAAATCAGCCGTATTAATCTGCGCATTTAATATCTGTTGGGGCGTTGCTTTATCCACCGAAACAAACGGTGGGGGGTCATCGTAAATAATTAAATGTTCAAACATACTGAGGGAAAAAGTGGCACCTCGGTTTAAGTTAGCGTAGGGTAATGTTTTATTGACGTTTGTGCAATGGGTGCGTATATTAACGGTGTAGCTTGTCCATAGCTACTCTCCTTGAGTTGGTTTGATGACCGACGATTTTCCCG